CTAACTATTAAAAGTCAAGCCTAATAATGAAAGTTTTTCAAAAAAATACGCCGCCCTTGACAAACAGCATTCAGATGCTGAGTAAAAGCAGCGAGGGCGACGGAGAGAGCAGCACAACAAAGCCCAGCATCGCCCTCGCAAAAAAATTGTAGCATCAGAATGCTTCGGTTTGTCAAGGATACGCTGCGCCGGCTGGCGTTGTATGAAGTTGTTAGCTCGGGCTCAAGAGAGAATCAGACAGAGATAGGCTTGTACTTTTCACCGGTAGTTTCAAGGTGGTAAAGCAGTCTTACAAGCTTTTTCGCAGCGTGTGACAGCGCAACGTAATAGTGCTTGCCCTCGGAGCGTTTTTTCTCAAGATAGGCAGCAAAGGTTGGCTCCCAGTTGCAAACGTATCTTGCCGCATTCATAAGTGCCCATCGTAAATATTTTGAGCCGCGTTTTTCCATTGTTGAGTGCGATGAATAAAGCTGACCGGACTGATATGTTGTCGGCGAACACCCGGCATAGGCAAGTATTTTGTCCGGGCTGTCAAAACGTGAAAAGTCTCCGATTTCCGACACAATCATTGAACCAATACCATAACTGATACCCGGGACTGACAAAATCGGAGAATCAATGGCATCCATGATTTTCTTGATTTCTGTTTCAATTTCGCCGATTTCTAAAGTCAGTTCTCGAATAAGTCTGATTGTGTGTCTGAGTTCCAAGGACTTTGCCGGAAGATATGTACTGATTGAGCGTCTTGCAGCTTCACGAATTTCGTTAGCTTTATCCCGACCAAAATGACCCTTTGATGCTGTTTCAAGTAATGATGTAAGATGTTTCAAATTTGACGATGCAATCTGATGCGCACCCGGAAACTCCGAAAGAAGCTCATAAACGGCTTTTGCGTGAATGGTAGAAACAAGCTTTTCAAGCTCGGGAAACAGAATGTTGATGAGCCTTGACACAGATTGTCTCAACTTTGCCCGGTCAGCAACTTTGCCAAATCTGTATCTTGATAGCGACTTTAGGTCTTCATTGTGGTATAATGTGTCCGAGTAGGGCTTTAAGCTCACGTCAGACATGATCATACTCGCAATGGCACGTGCGTCTACCTTGTCCGTCTTTGTTTTACGAAGGCTAAGACTTTTACGGTAAGCGTTTGTGTGTAATGGATTGATAACAATGGTTGGCAGACCCTTGCTTTTCAAAAATCCGAGAAGATTGCAGTTGTAGTGTCCCGTGGCTTCGAGTCCTACTTTCACTTTGTCCGGATTTTTGGAAGCGGTCTTGATTTTGAAGAGCAGATCTTCAAACCCATCCATATTGTTCTGTATGGTAAACACATCGTACAGAACCTCACCGTCGGAGTTTACGATAAAACAATCATGCTTGTCCTTTGCAACGTCGATTCCGACATAAACCATAATAGATACCCCCATGTAATTTATGATGCTGTATGGGATCCCACAGAACACTTTACGTCTTGTAACCTCGTTCTAAATTAACCGTCTTGCATCTCCATTTGCTTGCGGTATCTAACTAATTAACAAACTCGTAAAGGGCTGTGGTCGGAGCCTCCTAAAAACCGTCCAAGTGAATTTATTCACTTTGCGGTAGGTGAACAGACCAACCCACAGCATCCTATACAGTATAGCAGATTACTTCGTTCTTGGAGAGGAACGCTAAAAACTACTACTTTTATATTATACGAGGTTACAACTATGTTAACAACTGAAACGTATTCCAGAGCATTCTGGAACAGCATGAGAAGCAAAAACACAGATGGCAGCGTTCTCAAAGAAGGTGCCAATCTTGCCAATGGATCATACTTTTTGCCCGAAGCATCGGCAGAAAAATATGCGGCGGCATTATCGAAAGAAAACCTGTTCCGTAGAATGGCTACATTCGTGAGAGCCACAACGAGTGGCGGCAGAATTATCACCTCGGACACGCCTGTAGACGCGGACTGGGTTGGCGAAGGCGGGACGGTGCCCGAAGCGGAACTGACTGCAAAGAGAATCGCACTTAACGAACATAAACTCGCTTGCATCTCGGTTCTGGACAGCAATTTTGTCCACGACACGGGATTCAACATCTCAGACTATCTGACTCGCGACTTTGCTCGTATCTTCGGCAAAGCGGAGGAGGACGCATTCCTAAACGGCGATGGAATTGGCAAGCCCAAGGGCGTCCTGCACGCCACAGAGGGTGCGGATGTGGGCGTTACAGCGGCTTCTGCAACGGATATCGCCTTTGATGAAATTCACAAGCTATACTTTTCGCTGAAACCGGAATACCGTTCCAATGCAATATGGGTCATGAATGACGAGACGGCGCTGGCCTTACGTGAACTCAAGGACAGCACAAACAACTATCTCTGGCGCGGTGCGGCAGACACACTGCTCGGCAAACCTGTGGTTATCTCTAACCATATGCCCTCTGCAGAAAGCGGTGCAAAAACCATCGTGTTCGGTGATTTCAAGTATTACTGGGTTGTCCAGCGTCAGCCGCTATCCATCCGGGCACTGCACGAGAAATATTCCTTTGCCGATAAGATCGGATACTTCGGTATGGAAACGCTGGATGGCTGCCTGATTCGCTCTGAGGCAATCAAGGCTCTCCAAATGACAGAATAACAGCAGGGCGCGGCGCTGGGTCTGGTACTCAGGCTCAGTACCGCAAACCATAGCATAGACGAGAGGTGACGCTTATGGACAGAAAACCGAATAGCCGTATTACACGCAAAACCATAGGCGGCACCGTCTATGTTGTGGAATCATTGGTAAGCGATACGGCAAAAGAAACGGTGTATGACAAGGTTATGAGGCTCGTTACATCGAACGCAAGCTGCCGAATAAAGTTATCCGATAGTTCAGCATTATGTCCGCAAATCGACTCGACTTCTTCAAAATAGTACGGTAATATACATGCTGCCTACGCTTGAAGACTGTCGGAAACGGAGGATGATTAAATGTATAGACAGTTTACAAGTGGAAAGCACACACAAACCAAGGCTATAAACGCAACAAAAGTCACGGCTCTTTACTGCAGATTATCCCGTGACGACGAGCTTGCGGGAGACAGCAATTCGATTGTGAACCAGAAGGCTATTTTAAAGAAGTACGCGGATGACAACGGTTTTCTCAACACAGAATTTTACGTAGACGATGGATACAGCGGAACGAACTTTGAAAGACCGGATTTCCAGCGTATGATAGCCGAAATGGACGAAGGCCGAATCGGCACGATTATTGTAAAAGACATGTCGAGGCTGGGCAGAGATTATTTGAAGGTCGGCTATTACACCGAAGTCGCATTTCCCAATGCCGATGTGCGCTTCATTGCCGTTAACAACGGCGTGGACAGCGCAAACCAGCAGGAAAGTGATTTTACTCCTTTTTTGAACATCATAAACGAATGGTATGCTAAGGATACGAGCAAGAAAATACGCGCTGTGTTCAAAGCTAAGGGAGAGTCCGGTAAACCACTCTGCACCAATCCGCCCTACGGATACATAAAAGACTCAGAGGACAAAATGCGCTGGATTGTTGATGAAAAAGCCTCTGAGGTGGTCAGGGCGATTTTCAAAATGTGTATGGAGGGCTTCGGACCCACGCAGATAGCAAAAAGCCTTGAGAAGAATCAAATTGAAACACCGACGGTTCACCTGAACAGTATGGGCATTAAGACTCCCGCCAAGCAGACGGAAACGCCTTATGCATGGTCAGCGCGTACGGTAGCAGACATTCTCGCAAAAGTCGAGTATCTGGGACACACGGTGAATTTCAAGACTCGCAAAAAATCTTACAAGAGCAAGGAGAAGATTTGGAACAATCCCGAAGACTGGATGATCTTTGAAAATACGCACGAAGCCATCATCGACGAACATGTCTGGGAAACCGTCCAGAAAATACGAGACGGTAAACGCAGGCCGTCTCGTATGGGTGAAATGGGTGTATTCTCCGGCATGATGTTCTGTGCGGACTGTGGTGCCAAGCTGTATCAGGTCAGAGCCAATGGCTGGACGCATGACAAGGAATACTTCGTTTGCGCTACCTATCGCAAAAAGAAGGGTCTGTGCAGTTCGCACCAGATACGCAATGTGGTCATTGAGGAACTGGTACTTGACGATTTGCAGCAGGTCGTAACCTTTGTGAGGGAACACGAGCGGGATTTCATCGCAGCCGCCACGAAAAGTTCAGAAAGGCGGATTACTGAAGACCTGCGCATGGCACAGAAGGAATATGAGCAGGGACAGGCGCGAATTGCCACACTGGATAAGATCCTGAGGAAGCTATATGAAGACCGTGTAATGGAGAAATTTCGGAGGAACGTTACTACAAAATGTCATCGGACTATGAAGCCGAACAGAGAAGCCTCGTGGAGAGGGCCACAGCGTTAAAACAGACGCTCGATGCCACAAAAGAGCAGAATCTGAACATTGACCGTTTCCTCAAGATTGTACGCAAGTACACGGAAATTACAGAGTTAAGTGCTGAAATT